ATAATAATCAAAGTATTTTCGTATTCAGTATCTGCTTTTCTTGAGCCTGAGATTCTTTGATTGATTCCCATACCTATCTTGTCGGATAAGACTGATGCGTTGTGTTGTTTACCACCTTTACCTTCATAGGTCATTTTACAGGGTACAGAACCAACTGAGTCCCAAATAAAACACAAACTGTAGTTAAGTTCACCTTTTTCTTGAGCATCCAAAAGTTGATTGATGTAATCTGTAATTTGCTCTATATAACTGAAGTTGTTATTGAATAGAAAAAACCCATCCCAATCCATCTCGCCAGTATCTGTATCTACTACTTCATCACACTGGAAACCCATAAGTTTAGCGTGGTCAAAACTCCATTTCTGTTCCGTAATGATGAACACAGGGAGGATTTCTTTTTTCTGAGCATCCACAGCAACTTTTATTGCGGCGGTTGTTTTGCCGGTATCAGAGTGACCCAAGAACATATTGATGTGTCCAATTGCAGGGCCAGGTAATCCAACTGCGTCAAGGAAATGATTACCCAAATCAAAAAATCTTTGGGGTTTGTATTTTGCAGAAGTTGAAAACTTCTTCTTTAGGTTTGTAAAATCGTTTTTCTTGATTGCCATAAAATTAATAATCTATATCGTAATTGAGGAATTCATCCAAATCTTCAGGGGGGTAAAAATCAACCCATTCGTTGTTAGTAGAATCATAAATATAGAATCCACCTCCGTTACTATCTTCCCACTTTCTTATCTTATAATCCACCCCGTTTTCGTTGGTAACAGTGAGTTCAAAAGTTACAGATTCGTAAATCTTTTTTGGTTGTTCTTTAATTGTATAACTCATAAATCAAAAATATGTTCCCAACACGGATGTCGGGAACATGTTATAAAATTAGAATGGTAAATCTGTATCTACTTCAGCATCTTCTTGTGGGTCAACTGATTTTTTTGATGGTTTAGCACCACCGATTGTTTCTTCATTTACAGATGAATCACCGTAGACATATCCACCTTTTTCGTTATCCCATTTTGGTGTTTCTCCTCTTGCAATTGCTTCAAGATACTCAACAGGTTTTTTACTGTATACATCAGTCCAACTGAGTTCGTCAGTAATCCACTCTTTCAACTGGTCTTTGTCTGCATGTACAGGAGTTGGGTCGTCATACATAATAGCGCTTACTGTTGTGTATTCTTTACCTTTTGGTGTTTTGGATTTAGCCAACTCAATAATGAGGTCACGACCTTTTTCAGGGTCTGTAATATCACCCTTGTTTCTCCAAATTGGAATGATTTTGTCAAGGATACCTTCGTTCTTGTAGTTGTGTTTGAATCTCCAAAACTTTGGTCCGTCAGCTTCGTTATCACGGTCGATAACTTTTACGATATAGAACTTACGTGACTTGTACTGCTTTGCAAGTTCCTTGTCTGACTCTTTACCTGTAGACATCAACTCTTCGTAAACCTCATTCAAGGGTGAACGTTCGTTGTCATTTTTTCCTGGGTCGTAGAACTTTTGCCACTGACCACCTACTTGGATTTCATGATACCAAGCCTCTTTGAATGGTGAGGAACCATCTGCGGTAGGAAGGATTCTTACTCTTCTCTGACCTGATTTCTCTTTATCACCAAGGATTAAAGCGAAATACTTTTTCATTCTTTCGTCTTGCGACATTCTCGATTGGGCCCCGCCCCCAATTTGATTTTTTTCATACTGTGCCAATACGGCGTCTAATACATTACTCATAATAAAAGTGTTTAATTGTTTATTAATTATAATTGGGAAATCCCCATATGTCAAATTAAAAAGGGACCTTTCGGTCCCCTTTTTTTATTTTTTAAATTCGAAGTTATCTATTGGATTTGAACCTGGTTGGAAGGAGCTCTTGATGTCATTAACATTGATATCCATAACTTGGTCCGAGGTCAGAACATAATCATTTTTTCCTGTCTTGTCCATATCTTCTTCTTTTTCATCGAAGAATTGAGAGAGTTTTTGATTGAAAGGATATGAGTCCAAACTTCTAAGTTCTAATCTTTCTTCAGGAGTCTTTTGTCTATATTTTTCAATCTTATCTTCTAAAGTGTTAAGTTTTGTCATGATTTGGTCCATTTCACCTAGTCTACCCTGTAAGTCATCAAGTTGACTGAATAGGTTTTGGAAATACTCCTCTTGTTTTGCTTCGATTGATTTTTGTGAGTCGACCAAATCAGTGATGTCCAATTCCTCAGTTCCTGATTCGTCTTTTCCTGTTTCCTCTGATTTACCATCACCATCAATTTTTTCTACGTCAGGGTCTGTTTCCACATCAATCTTTTGTGGTTCAGCAGCTCCGCCTGGAGGTGGGGGGGGTACCGCAGCAGCAGGTGCTGGTGGGGGTGCAGCGTTAGGGTCGGCTGGTGGTGGAGCAAGTGCCCCCAAATCAGCTTGTTCCATAATGTACTTATTGATTTGATTATATCTATCTAATTCACTAAGTATTTTCTTATCGATACTCATTTTATTATCCGTTTAATAATTGTTTAATTCCTTTGACTGTTTCAACTTTGACTTTCCTGTTAGTGTAAACTTGGTGACCGGCTCTTTCGATAAGACCGTCTCTTTCTCTAACCACATAACATTCTCCTGTGTCCAAGTCACAAACTTCTTTTGTACCATCACCATTATCTGACTCTGAAAATCTTACAGATTTCCCTAAATATGAGTCCAAGGTTGCTTTTAAATTCATAAAAATGTTTTTATATAAATATACATTACGTATCAAATATCAACAAGGATTACTTGTTTGGTTACACTCCTTACCTAGTACAATCCTTCTTCTTCCACCTGTACCGTTAGCGTAACAAGCACAACATGGGTTTTCCAAAATTGTCTCATAATCATCTATACTGATAACATCACCGAAAACGTAACCTGAAGTCGGACAGTCAAATCCCATGAACGAAAAACTGTACGTTAGTTTTAATTGTAAATCAGGTATTTCAACAGTAAAATAAACAAGTTGTTTGTCACCTTCAGCTACTAAAGAAAGTATTTGTTCCCACCTATCTACTGAACTAACAAAATCTCCAGCGTTCGGAGGTGTACCAGATGCATTATTGATAACAAAATCAGCAACCTTTACCTTAACACCACTTTTGTTCAAGATATATAAAGTGGCGTTATGATTTGATTGCAAAGAACCTTCGCTTTCGAACCATCTACCTTTCAATACACCATCTTTATAAGTCCTAAAGTTTAGGAATGATTTATCAACACTATATGCAAAAGCAATCATACTCTTATCACTACTCGCTGGTGGTGTTGGACTTGGTTGAGGTAATTGAGTTGGTGGAGGGGCGGCAGCTGAACCAGAGTTTGCATTGACATCATACTTAATTTGACCTGTTGAGTTAACAAATCCGTTTGAAGTTGATACTTGGATTGTTGAAATGGGGTTAGATGGGTTATTGGGTGAAGGTAAAGTGAATTTAAATTGTTTTCCATCAGGTAAAACAGTCAAATCCTTCGGTAAAATCTTCACACCCAAAACTTCTATATACAAAATACTTTCAAGATTTCTACCATTAACTGTAATTACAGTATTACTATTACCAACAACAGGTGAAAAGTTTGTTATTGCTGGTGGGTCGCAGACATTTGTTAATGTTCCAAATGGTGTACTTACAGATGGCGTTCTGGTTACCGTTGGTGTTCCTGATGGACTCGGAGTAGATTGTTTACTAGTTGAAGAAACTTGTTGAGCCTGTGCTACGTTTACTATTTTTACATTTTGAGCAGATTTCAAAGCGGCATCGAAAGTTGCATCATAACTTTTAAACTCGTTAGGGTTCTGTGAAAAATATATTGGTGATACATTATTTTTCGGCCAATAACAAACATAAAACTTGGTCATTCCTTCCAAAATCCTATCTTCTTGATTGATTAATTTATCAACCATGAAATCTATAAATTTTTCAAATGTTTCAAAATGTACTATTGGAGATGATGTATTGGTTGAACCGTTCGCTAAAGATAGATTTACACAAGAGTATGTTTTACTAAAATATTTTGAAGCTGAAGGGAATAAATCATCTTCTAAAGTTACGGTGGCAAAGTTATTACCCCAACTCTCAAACTTCTTAGACTTCTTATTATAAGTTCTCAAATAACATATCGAATAAATTGCCGCTCTTACAGATGCAAAATTAGGAACCTTATCCAATAGAATATCCGCAAACTCTTGTGGTGTTTTACTTGTACCCGTGATATCAGTCTTTTCAACCCATGAAGCCGCTGAGACTTGTTGTGGAGGTAGATAAGCAGGATTAACTTTAGCAACACAACTATTAGATGGCGCTTTAGAGTTTTTGGAGGAGTTTACAAGTGAGGATTGTTTTTGTTGTTCAGTTGTTTTTTCAGTTGGGGTGTCCTCTTTATTTGTTTTAACAATCTGTTCAAGTTTTGTCAAAAGATTTTGATTAACGCTTTGTAGATAATTGTCTATTGACGGTAAATCAAAAATACTTTGTCTTGTACCTGTAAAAGTTGTTTGGAAGTTACCTGGTGTGATTGCATGTTGTACTTCTTGAATTAGATATGGTCCGTTAAACATCGGAACGTGTCTCAAGTTGAAATACATCATCGGTTGTAAAAGAGCATTTCCCAAACAAACAACTTGACAAGCATAACTTCTGTTCATGTACATATTGTACAAGCTAACGTTTTGGGTGGCGTAATTCTTACCTCCAGCCTGATTAGCCATTTGAACGACCATATTCAACGCTTCTGAGGTTGCTTTACCCGCATCTTGAGATACTGAGAAAGAATAAAATATATTTTGATTCCTGATTCCAATATCAACATTGAAACCAACACATCTGTTTGACCTAGCCCAATCAGTTTTATTTTTTTGATTTTCTATTAGAGGGTTATCAGTTGCTCTTCTCATATCAAACGCATCTGAACGGAATCTCGAGAATTTTGGAGTATTCACGTATTGTGACGGTTTTGGTACAAAGAAACAAATCAATTTCGGAGAAGATTTTCTATAATCCACATCTAAGAAAGTTCCCCATAGACTATTTGCGAATTCCAAGGACCCCTCATTTTTTGGTGTTTGAATCTGATTACTTACTTCCTGTATATTGTAGAAGTTGACATAGGCAGGGAGATTCATGCAGACGAAGTTGTTGTTAATCATCATACTTGTTACGAAAGTATAAACACTCATAGCTGCGTTTATTGAATCTTTATTGAAAGTGTTTTTCAAAGAAAAAATATCAATCAATATAGTATCACCGATATCTCTCGATGCTCTATCTAAAAACAGAATATCTTCAAATAGGGTCTTTTCTTTCCAATCTGCCCCTGAAATCCACTTATCGTTAAGCGATTTGAATATTTCATAAAGTTGAACTTTACTTTGCTCACCTTGTAAAACGGATATGGTGCTTCTGTCACTCTGTATTTGTGAATCAGGTAAAACATTATTTAGTGTAGTAAGTAAGGAATCCAATAATAAATTTTGGAAAACTTCTTGTTCAATGAAATACGTATTCAAATCATTTTGGAATGTTGATAAATCATATTGTGAGTTCTTCAACTTTTGTGTAGCGTACATTTTTATCAATGGTGCCAAAGTTTCTATGTTCAATGTTGAAAACTCAAGATTACAATCGATGAAAAAGTCTGTTATATAGGAACCCAAATCTGAATATCTTAATCTTTCTATAGTTGAGAAACCAACCTCTAACTCTAAAGTTCTCCACTCTCTTGGATACCGTGCTTTTGATTGAGCTAACGTTGTTGTTCCGTTCGCACTTGGTAACGAACCTCTAACATAAGGAGCGAATGGTAATGGGTCTTCAACTACAGGTGTGTTTTGGTAAGAAATGAATGAATAGAATATTCTTCTTCTATATTTAGTAGGATTACCATTCCTAATTATTACATCGTATTCTAAAAAGTTTTTTACGGTGTTTTCAAAAGAAAGAAGTTGATTGTCGAATAAATCATTAAAATATTGACTCTGTTCTTTGTTCGTTAATTGAGCATCTACCTGCATTATATTTTTGAACAATGTTTGAAAGTTTCTATATTGTGTATATATCCCGCCAGTTGATTGGTCGGATTTTGCAAACTCGGCTTGTACACTTTGATTTGTTTCAGCTCTACAAAAATCCAAAAATTGTGTTTCCATCGTGTCGAGCTGTGATTTTTCAAAGACAGAAAAAACTTCTTCGATTTTTGAATAATAATCTTTTTCGAAAATCGAAAATGAGAATTGAGTGTTTCCTGTGTTGATAAGGTTCAAGTAAGCGTCGGTTGGTGGAATGACAGCCTGAGATACATCAAAGTATCCGTAGTTCGGAGCCCCCCACAAACATCTCACACTACCATTGAAAATGTTTTGGTTGTCAGCCATTTGTGTCAAACCAGGAGGGAATGATAAACACTCCTCAACCACTTGATTCACATTACTACCGAATGAAGGACAAATGTAATATACAGGTGCCGATGAATTATTGTTCGGGTCACAAACATTTGGTTCCAAGAAAAGGTTGGCTTCGGGTATAATAACTGACCAAGTTTTTTCGGTATAAACTTTTCCGTCCGTATTTGCAACTGTAATGTTTGAAGTTGAATAATTGTGTATTCTGACACCAGCATCGATACTTGTTTGTATCTCCTCGTTAGTGTACCCTGAATATAAATCTACTCCATTAACAAAATAACAATAATCGGAAATCAATTGTGGATAGAATCCAACTTCTTGAGTCAAAGTTTGTTGTTCAATTTTTTGCCCCGTAATTGATACATTGAGTTTGTTGTACTTGAAATTGTATGTGTGTGATAAATCACTTGTTGGTGGGTAATAGTTTTTCTTATAATCAAA